TGCAAAGGCTGCTAAGGCGCCTTCACCTGCTAACGCTACTGGTGCGTAGACTGCTGCTTCTTCTGCTGCGTAAGGAGCTGCGACCGATAACTCGATCACGTCCGCTAACTCCGCTGCGTTTTGCGCTGGGATGTAAGCGTTGACTTCCGCGTTTAAAGCGTGCTCAAACAGCCTAGTTGACAATTCTGGATACACACTAGATATTCTACTAGCTGCACTCCACACCTCTGGTACAATACTATTAGGAGGTATGGGAATAAATCCAACCATACTTACACAGACAAATTTTGACCTGGCTCACCGACCAGGCCACTACAATAACTAAATACACGATTCTTGACGGGTTTAGGCAAGTTTCGCAACTCAGCTTTAAGAGCTTCAAGTAGTTCAGGCGTTACCGTCTTGTTTGAGACAAAACGCGCCAACATCTTAGCCCAATTCAATGGGACTGCACATCCCTGATTAAACCGGTGAGAGCAAAACTCGAACGACTCAACCGCTCCGTTCTTCACAGGGCAGTAGTTGTACATCCCGACAGTCTTGCCTAAAGACTCATACAATAAAGCTCCACTTTTCCCATCACGAGAAATGTCAACCTCAACGGAATCGTCTCCCATAGCCATAACCCACGAGAGTTTATCTCCCGCAAGCACGTAGTGATCAAACACTCGGCATCTGGAATTCGTAGAGGAGGTTAGGTAAGACCCAGACTTCATTAATCCAGGATAAACCTGAGCTCTCAACTCTCCATCCGAAAAGGAAAACACTGAATTTGACAGACAATACATTCTGTTCCGCATAGCCTGAGCTGCACATGAGTGCAACCCTTGAGACAGAGAGATTCTGATCTCAACATCTGCCTCGAGCTCCCAATCTTGAACTGACCAATCCCAGCCAGAAATATCCGCTTCTGCGAGCGGCCCAATGTTACTCGCGATTCTCGTTCTCGCGAACAAGTCTCGTGTCATCTGGTCGGTTAAACCGATACCTGGCTTTGATGGTATAAGTTCCCACATGGAAATTTCTTTGCGATTCTGCGGTCCAAATAAAACACGCTCTACTAACTGGTCTATAAGAGACACACTACTAATCAATCTGAACCGTTTGGTAACGATCTTCGACATTTTGTGCGGCTCCTGTTTCACAAATAGTCTAACGGGATCACAAACTCCTAACAGTACTAGTTCCTCTGGAGAATACCCATCACACGAAATAGAACCCAATTTCTCCAAGCGCTCCAGTACACAGTTCACCACAAATTCGAAGTACTCTTCACGAACTTTGTAGTTCTCTTTTCCCAGAGCGGCGAGCGGAATACCCGGACTCCCTTTCGGGTTAATCGAGTTAGTCAGCTCAAACTCTACAGCTTCCCGTCTTGCTTCAGCGGACCAAAGAAGACAAGCGCCTGTTGCTTGTGTGGTGGGATATAAACTCCTGACTTTCCTGAGAGTATCTCCCCAGTTGCTTGGGCGCTGGGTTCGTTTGAATCGAGATGCTTGGTACGAGAGGCTCGCTTTCTCGGCTTCCGGGCCGACTTCGGGCCAGCCCCATTCAAGGAGTTCTGGGAACTCTTCTTGAGCTCGCTCAAGACCTGCGTTACCTCTTTGTTTAGCACCTCTAAACGTGACTGCAGTGCGTCCACAGGGACGGAAGGGCATGCCGTCTCCAGTTGCTCTTCCTTCGGACAACTGGTAGTTGCCGATGTCGAGCAAACTAGAGAGGTTGCCTTCACTGCAGAACTTTGTACCTGGGCGTTCTGACGGCCCGACACTCCGTTTAAAGGTACCGCTTCATCTGCGGCTGCTGTCACGCTTCCTGAAACCGTTTCTGGCTCCGTACTCTTACACTCGGGATACTCAGTGTAGTAATCCATGTCGTCACCCTCGAGTGACAGCTGGTACCACGACTTACGGACGAATTTCTTCTCCATATCAAGTATATCCTTTGCTGCGTAATTGTGATCGCTAAACAATACGTTCACACCTCCAATCCGAATAGAAACTCTATCCTGTTCATCTACATTCTCTACAAATTCATCGTATGCTATGGCTTTAGCACCATAAGCTCCGGTGGGGGATTCCTGAAACGCGCGACCAAGTACGTCCAAGATCTCATGAATCCGAACAAACTCGTTAGCTTTAACGCCATCGTTTCCGATATGGACTCCCACTACGTGACCCTCATTGAATAGAGGCGTGCCGGACCAACCACTCTGTGTTGATGCTGCATGAGTTCCAATAATCTTATCAAATTTCTGGATCTGTCCCGTGGAGAAAGCAAGTTTTCCTCCTACTTCTCCCCAGAGTTGTACTACTGAGCCAACAACTGCGGTTCTTGACTTCAATGCTGCGACACCCAGCACGCTCCAAATGGGGGCGGGTATTTCAACAACACTTACATCTACTCCCGAAATTGGCAGTATCTGGACCGATTCTTTATCGATAGGAATTCTAACGCCGCCTCGTCCAATAAATACATCATTGACGCAATTTGATACGACGTGTCTGGCCGTAACCAGATAACTCCTACTACCGACCGAAACTCTCGATCCCATTCCTTGTAAAACATCACCATCAAAGATCATAACAACCCCTTTAGGTAGCGTAGCACACTCATGGTACACACTTCGTTGGAGGGTCATTTCCTCTCGAGGTAATGGAGCTTGACGGAATAGGGCATTTAGCCCACCAATCATCTCTAAGCTCAAAGGAAGCCGTAACTCCTGTTCTCCGTGGTAAATGGGCAAATATATACAATTCGCCCCGAAGTCGAGCTTCATATCTCCAGCAGTAACATAGTGGAACTCCTTTACAGGAATTTTCTCCACTTTGTTTCTCCACTTTCTTTCCACTAGTTTACGAGTGAGGAAAGAAACCAGGAGGCGGCACGTCGGGTACCCTACTATAATGAGCAGAGTTACTCCGGCCAACAACTGGCTGTTTGACACGAGCGTCGTCACTGCCACTTTCAGAACCTCTCGCACTGCGAGCAGACTCCCCAAGAAGCAAGCGACTATCGTTAACGGAATTATCGGAAATACCACGCATAGTATTGCCGCGTGGCTGACGGTAAACACCGTGAGGGTGAACAAGCACAGGCTCTTCCACATATTCATGTCTTGAGATGCAAGAAAAGCCACCCACGGTGAGAAACCGCCAGTAAATATGTCTACCTATACCTAGTAATTACGGCGATCTTGCCGGAGCTGTGCGTTATACCGCGTCCTATCCGGATGCGATCTGTCGTTAACTCCTGCGTAACCGCCTGCTAAGTACTTACCCTGGTGAAATCTAACTGACTCCGCTAATCTGAAACTAGAATCTGGAGACAAAGAACCAAAAGTGGGAAACTTCACCACTGCTGACTCGTCGTCCTTCTCCCTATCTGTAAACGTAAAATCAATAATATCGTCACACAAGTCGGTCATAGAAGTATCAGAATCGGACTCGTATTGACTTTCGTCCTCTCCTGCCGTTGTGCACCATTCAACTTCCTCCTCCGAGCTTGACTCCTCCTCAGGCCCTGATCCGTAGTCGTCTATAACGTCTCCGTCTCCAGCTGCGTCGTCTCCACTTCCAGAGTCCGAATTGTCACTGTCTGAACTTTCGTCCGACCGAGACTGTTCAGAATCTGAACGGTAACCAACACAATCGCCACAATGAGCCACAAGGGGTATTCCAGATAGCTCCGCTTGATTCGGTTCGGGGGCATAACCAGCTTTGAACTCAATTGTCCTGTAAGCCACGTGCCCGCACCTGCACTCTAGAGCCAACTCGGCGTCGTCCTGATCCTCGTCTTCCACTGCCACAGCGTCCAGAAAGATGTCTCCGCACTCAATGGGGCGACAATCTGGCCAAGCGGTTGTAAACTCGACCTCGTGATAGAGATCTTTAGTCCAGCCGTCACTTGTGGTATGCTTCTTGACGTAATCAGGGTAATGAACAATGACCGTAGTAGGCATCCAAAGCACTTCG